CTCAGACTGAAAAGGTTCATTACGTTCCTTCACTGTCTGGTGCACCGTGGGCCTCCCGCACTCAAGCTACTTGCGCATGGCTGGAGAACCCTGGCACTAACGACGTATGGCGACATGCCAAACGCCCTGCACAACCACCTCGAATCACTCGGGATTGCTAGACTGCTCCGTAAGGGGCTAGTCAAGCTCTCCCATGGACACGAGGCGCTGTTTCAAGCGTCGACTGTCACGCGTGCGATAGGCTGGGTGTCCTCCAAGTCCCTCGAAGCCCGACGGGCAGACGAAGCTGCCGCTGAAGCTCGTATCCGGTGGAATACACCACCGGACGCTGACGTCATGGTGGGCATACGGTCGGGCCTGGATATGCTGGATCAGCGCTTGAAGGTGACAAAGATCACCCCGTCTGCTGAATCCAGTAAACCATGGCCGATACTCGGTTCAAAGTCGACCCTCGACACGATGTGCATCGCCGCTGAACTAACCTGGAAGTGGAAGCACGATTATCAACCAAGGCTGGCTCTCGAAAGAAACCAGACACTTGTCAAATCGGCGTACCACCACAGGCTTTCAGAAGCGAGGTCCCTAGGGGCCCCCGCTCCAACGTTCAGCGACATCGCACTATCGCTAGAGATGGCCGGCATGCTGGAACGCGTGCCAGAACCTTCCGATGAAGAAACTCCACGGGAGGAATGGGACGCACCAGAGCCGGCTCTAGTCGGACTTGAACTCAGACAGTATGGACCGCACACCCACACATCCCTCAAGGCAAGTGCATTGCATGAAATGGGAGCCAAGACGCGTCTCGTGACCCTACACCCCGCTTGGGAGGTGTGGGCCTGCAGACGTCTTACACAGCTCCTGCTCCCCGTTTTAAAGGGGAACATTTTCACGCGCGACTTGCTAAGAGGGAGAGAAGTCAGCCTCAAGCGTCAGGGCGACCAAAAGTCCCGAGTGAGCCTCTATTCGGCCGATCTTTCCGCTGCAACAGACTGGATTCCACACAATGTGGCCCAGTGCGTGATGAGGTACTTAATCGACCGCCGCTTCTCCACACCTGAGCAAAAAGCAAGGTGGGAGAGGCTGGCAGAGGTCTCGCTCGGACCCAAGCATGACGTTCACAGCACAGACCCAGAATCCCACACGAAGCGCGGAGTCCACATGGGACTCGGCCCTTCATGGATCGTTCTGAGTCTGCTGAACGTCATGGCTGGACTGATGGCCGCCCCTAAACAGCGGCACAGTTTCGCAGTATGCGGGGATGACATGATAGCGCTCTGGACGCACTCGGAGATCGAAACCTACGAGCGCACCCTCGAAGGGTGGGGTCTCAAGATCAACAGGTCGAAGGCGTTCATTGGACCAAGAGGCGTATTCTGCGAGAAACTCGTAGAACAGCACTCTCGAGTCCTCGCGACATCGAGATCTGTTGGGCACATCGCAGAGGCGGGCGCAAGCAAGTGGAAAGCCGACAAGTCGGACAATCCTCTCGCCGTTGCCGACGCCCTGCGGAAGCCGGTCTACGGTCGGCGGATGCGTCGTCTACAAGAGACAACGCGCCGACGCATGCAGCCATCGAAAGACCCGGGTCCCATTCGTGCAGGAGGTTCCGGGATCGGAACACTGAACAAAAGAGCACTAGAGCGACTAATTCGACACGGCACGATCAACCTCGTGTACTTCAAAGAAGCACCCTCATGGGCGAAGGAGATTACTCTCAACTCCGTCACACAAGGTGAGGTCGAACGAGGCGTGTACCAGGGACAATTTGTTCGGGCGGAGGATGCGCGCATCCTCCTTTCCCGCGAGCAAAGGCTCGTTGACCTGGCCTCGGACCAAAGGTCCGCCGAACGTCGCATCAAACATCATCCCCTCACGCGAAAACAGCTCCGAAGAACCGCCGGGCAGGGACTTCCGGGAGAAGAGCACTGCACTCGCACAACGTTGGCCGACGCCATCCAGAAAGCTGGATGGAACAGACGCCACACGCGGCAAGCACTGTACCTTCTCGGGAAGTCCAAGGGTCGTGGGGTGGACAAGAAGACGCGCCGGATGCTACAATCAATCGCTCTCTCAACACACAGCCGAGGCTGGGTGCCGATTGAGCTGATCGAATACTTCGCGAACGAAGGAGCATGCCGGCGCAATAGGATAGAGTCTCTCCTAAAAGAGGCTCAATGTGGTGCCCTGACACCACGGGCCCCAGCGAATTAACGCGG